ATTCCATCCCCATTCCGGGCGAGTTGGCAGATTTCAGGCCGCTCCACAGCTTGTCGAGAAACCCGTCTTCGTCTTCAGCTGACGAGTCTTTCGCCCACTCCAAAAGCAAGGCGCCGCCAGGATTCCCGGCGATGTCCAGCCCCTTCTGGATCTGTGCTCGATTCTGTGCCGTCCACTCCGCCGCGCTTGTTACCCAGTCCGCCATCCCCGGTAGCAGCTCGTTGGCGATCATGTCCTTGAGGCTTCGGACCACCCGCCCGGCGTCTGTCATCGCATCGTTGAATGCTGCGGCGTTCTTGGTGATCTCTTCGGTTACAAGGCCAAGCTCTTCGGCGCGCTTGAACTCCGCCTGCATCCCGCTGTAGTCGGCAAGCATGTTGCGCGTGAATGGGTTGTTGATCCCCATCGACTCAGCAATGCGGTTCCGCTCGTCGCGGTCGCTTATGTTGCTTAGCCCGCGGGAGATGAAATCAATCGTCTCCTCGACGCTCATGTTCTCTTGTTGGATGCGTTGGGGGTTGAACCCCATTGAGGTAAACGACCTTTCGGCCAGCTCGCCCCACTTGGCGGCTTCCCGCAAGTTGTTGGCAACATCGATCAGGCCGCGAGAGTCAGCCTCTGTGCCGCCGAACTTCTCCATCGCATGACGCAGCTTGTCAGCAAACTGAATGCTGACTCCGGCGTCCTTTGCCCACTTGCCAAGCTCGTCACGCGCCGCAGCCACGCCGACGGTCAGGTCATGGAATCCGACACCGCCGCCGATGATGGCGCCAAGCTTCAAGGCGGCGCTGCGGATACCGGCGAACTGGTTGTTCGCCTCCTTGAAACCTTTCGCATCGGTCTCCAAGCCGAGCCTGACCAGCAGCTCGTCGACGACTTCGGTCATGGTGAACTCCTAAATTCGGGCAATAAAAAACCCGCCGAAGCGGGTCTGTTTCTACCGAGTAGCTATGGGGCAGGGTCAAGCTGCCTCTTAACGGCATTCCCGGCAGCCCGCCAAGAGTGCAGGTCATTGAGCACCGGCATCACGATTTCGTGAACGCGATCCTCGCCGAATTTGCCAGAGTAATAGCGGACATCCTTGAAGCCTTCGATCTCTTGATCTAGGCAGTAAGCAATCATTCGGACGTTAGAGATATCGCGATTCGTCCACTCGCCGTAGCAATATGGGTACGACACTTCGGCGTAGAACATTTGGGTGTACTGCGCGCTGTGACTGGTTACCCGAGCCAGCCCGTCACGCTGCCTTTCCATGCAGTAAGCAAACTGTCGGGGCTCGGTCTCGCCTCGCTCGGTTGCGTCGTGCTGACAGATCGTCTCGGCGTCAGCCATGAACTGCTGATCGGTCTTCTCGCCAGGCGCAACGGCATAAACCAGCGCGGGCAACAAGAGCAGGGCCGCCACTACTCGCATTCTTCATCCCCATCCATTGGCGGAAGCAGCATCGGCATGTGCTGCGACCTCACGTAGTCGTCCAGATGCCCAAGCATGACCAGCTCGCGCCAGAAGGCAACAGCTTCGTTATGTACGGCGATCTGCAGCCCTGACCCGTTTGCTTTGAGCTTCATCGGACGACCAGGCACGCCATCACTTGGCCGCATCTCGTGGACACGGCTGTAAATGATTTCGCCCTTGTCGTCGACGAGCTCGTAGCTGACGCGCAGTTTCTTCATGACCGCAGAATAGCGCAGCGCCATCACTTATTGAGAGCACGCTCCACCTGATGCTCAATCTCGTCCATGACGCAGTGCATCATTTGCACGTCAACCAGATCGTAGGTTCCGTCGAGCATGTCCGACCACTTCGCCAGCGGTGGACAGGTTGCCCCCAGGCCCGCGCACGGACGCCAGAGGAACCAGTCCACAAACGGGTTTAGTGGCTCGCTGTCTGCTCCGCCGAGCCTTCGACGGTTGCTTTGCGGAGCTGCCAGAAAGGGCTGAGGTTTTCCACCAGCGCCCGGCCGACCAGCAGGTAGAAGTCCTGCGGAGCGTCCTGAAACAGGTTCTCACCTACCGGCACGTTGTCCGCAGCGCGAACTACAAGATCTTCCTTGCCGGACACAAAACACAGCTTGCGCAGTGCGGTGAAGTCGTCCGGGTGAATCTGCGTCAGCGCGACCACAAGGGCCATATCGGACGCTTTCTCCTGCAGGGAGACGATCAAGCCCGTCCGCCCCGCAATGTGCAGCATCTCGATTTGCGCCTTAGCTGGGGCCGTGGAGCCCTTGAACTCGACGCCTCCAGCTTCAACGGTGAATGAGCGAGCCATTAGGTTTCCTCGCTGTCCGCGAACTCGAACACGAACGACTCATCGGAAACGCTAGTCTTGCCAGCACGCCCCATGGAGCCGCGGGTAACCAGCACGCCATCGAAGCCAGCAACCATCTCGACGGTGCCCGACTGGCGGAAGCTGAACGTCGCGTCGACGCCGGACTTCTCCGCGGCGAGGATCTGGCGCACTTCGTCAGAGCCGGGCATCAGGTTGATAGTGAGCCGCTTGGGCCGGGTCTGGTTGTCCAGACGCACCGAAGTCCGGCCGATGCCGCGCTTCAGGGTAGAACGCTGCTCGATGTCTTCGATGGTGATAGCCGGGTCGGAATCGCCAAACTCAGAAATAGGGATGCCGAACACGGTCAGGTTGGCGCCGTCGGCACCGTAGCGATACATAGCCATGGGTCAGAATCCTTATTCGACGTTGACGTTGATTTCTGCGACGTGGCCGGCGCGAGCCAGGACGACATAGATGGTGGTGAGCGGGAACTTGCGGGCGCGCTTGTCGGCTACGGACAGGCTCAGCACGTCTTCCGGCTTCGACATGATCACGAACCCGTAATCTGCGACTTTGGTTACGCCGTCCATTGGGTCGATGTAAGTGCCAGTGCCCAGCACGCCGTTGTCGAAGAACTTCTTACAGGTAGCGCCCAGGACATCCAGCAGGCCGGCATAGCCGCGCTGATCGAGAGGACGCTTGGTGCCAGCGCCTGCGATGTAGTTGTAACCATCGACCTGCAGGTAGTTTTTCAGCACATCAAGGTTCACCACGTCATCGATGAACTCGCCGAAGCTGGACATTGACTTGGAGTTGATCACTCGGCTGTTGTCGGTCTGGCCTGCCAATTCGATCTGCGTGAAGAACACGCCATTCTTGGCGGTCAGCGCGTTATAGGCCGTGGTCGACAGGTCATCGCCCATGACGCCTGGCAGCACCTGGAACTCGCCGGTAATGGCGGTGCGCTGGCCGTTGGGGCGGAACTTGTGGAACGCCGCGGCAAGCTGGCACATGGCATAGGCTTGGGTCGGGTCGGTCGCTACCTGGCCGCTCGACTTGAAGCCGGCGAACATATGGCGATTACCCTTGGCCTGCAGCACAGACATGATGTCAGTGTCGGACTGCGGATCGAGGATGCCGGCAGCGCTGAAGGTTGCCCAGATAGCGCGGCTGTTCGCATCGCCCCAGTCGCCCACCGCCAGCGCGTTCGCTTCGGTGAGGTCGGACAGCTTGAGGAACTGGTGATAGCGCCAGGCTTCGTCGGCCGCCTTGTTGAGCGTGTCGACGATGCCGGTGTCAAGCGGGTCTTTCATCCACACGCTGATTTGCGGCGGCTTCGGGATCTGCGCGAAGTAGCGGGTCGCGATGTGGTAGACCGCGCTGTCAGTAGCGAAGTCTTCGGCGACTTCGGAAGTGGTCGCATAGTCGCGGTACGTGTTCGCGTCGAAGGTCACCAGCGAGGCGAGGTCAGCCTGATCAGCGAATACGAACGCGCTGGAGAAGTTGGCATAACCCAGGCCGGACGGGCTGATGATGACGTTGACGGGGATAATGTTGTCGACAGGATAGGCCATGTCAGGCTCCGTTCAGTGGGTTGCCGGTTTCGTCGGACAGTTCAAGGCTGAATCCTGCAGCGCGCAGGACGGTGTAGGAGACAGACGCCTCAATGAAGAGGTGAATGTCCGATTGGTAACGCGGTTGAACACCGGCCTGCATGAGCCCGGTCAGGTTTCGCGTATCGCTGACGTAGCGCCAAGCGATTTTGTTTTCGAACAGGAACTTCGAGATAGGCCCTCGGAAGT